TCGCCGTAGGCGAGCACGGTCAAGACGGGGAACGCGAACTTCGGGGCCAGCGTGTCCTGCGTCCACTCGATCACCGTGTCCACGTAGCGCTCGGCCCGACAGCACGACACCAGGAAATCGTGCTTTTCCAGGTTGCCGACTTCCTCGGGACGGACCACCTGATCGTGGTGTCCGTCGCTCATGTGCATGACGACGTGCTCGGTGATCTGCGCCTTGCGCGGGAAGGTGGCGGCTGGCGGCAGGGCCTCGAAGGGCTTGATCCGCTGGTCCATCTCGGCGACGACGGCCTTGAACAGGCCGGCGATTTTGGCGCTGGCCTTGACCCTTGCCCGCTCCCGGTTCCGCTCCTCGGTCAGGTGGACGATCTCCGATTCCAACTCCATGATCCTGGCGTTGGTCGGGTCGTAGTTCTCAATCGGCTTCCGCTGCCCGCCGGCACGTTTGGGCACGGGCCGCCCGCCCTCGGGCCACGGTACGTCCGCATAGATGCGCCCCGTGGCGATGTCCGAGACAGTTGACCGGCTGACACCAAAGAGTTCCGCCACCTTGGGCTGCGTCATGCCCTCGGCCAGCTTCGCCTTGAGTTCCGCCACGCTTCGTTCGTTGAGTTTGCGCATAGCAATCACGGGTTGGTGTTTCGAGAGGCCGGGCGGCGCTGCCCGCCGCCGCCCGGTCCAAGCTGTCGGTCAGGCCAGAGATTGGGCAGACCAGAAGGGTGGCCTCAGAGCGACCGACTGCCCGCGCGGTTGAAGTAGCGCGCAATCCACTTGATGGCGTCGTTGAAGTCGAACGGCGGCTTGAAGGCGGGCATACCGCCCTCATCAGGGCCGCCGGCTGGATTGCGGTCGGGATACCCGCCCGGCGACTGCCCGGCATCTTCGACGGGGATCGCCTCGATTTCCTTCAAACTGGGCATGGGGACCGTGGGGTCGATGGCCCACTCGATCTTCGATGCCTTGGCCCAGGCGTGGATGCGACGAATGGGCACGATGAAGTTGAAGCCCTGCAACTGCTTTACGCCCTGGGTCAACATGCCGATGTACAGGCCACTGTCCTTGAGATACATGCCGCCGCCGGACGAACCAGGGAACGAGACGGTCGTGACCTGATCGAAGACCTTGACGTTGGCACCCTTCATCGGCAGCGTGCGGCCCACTTGGGAGAGCACGCCAGTCGTGTAGCTGTTGGCCCCGAACTGCCCCAGGAGGCTGCCACAGTGGCTCAGATCAATGCCGATAGGCGGAATGTAGTTGGGGTCTTTATGGAACTTGGCGGTAGCGCTAAGTGGATAGGCGCTCTTGCAGCGGACCATGAGTACGGCCAGGTCTTCACCGTAGTCGGCGTCACTCACCTTGATGACCTTGCAATCGTACTTGACCTCGCCCACGCGGCGGCCGTCTTGTTGCCGTTCCTGCACGATCTCGGGGTCTTTGTACTCGACCAGAATCCGGGGCGTGCCCTGCGGCGTGACGACGGTGCGCGTAGTGCGGAGGCCATCGACGACGTGGGCAGCGGTCCAGATGAAACTCACGGTGTCATCACCCACCTGCCGGGTGACGAGGGTGCCCGAGCCTTGGGCGCGGCCCGCCTTGATGGTGACGCTCACCTTCTGCAAATCATCCGGGACACCGGCGACCGCCGGCGCGACGGCCAGGGCGATCATCGACACGACCAACAGCACGTACTTCATCGTTGCAACTCCATAGGGGTAAGAAGATGTTCACTCAAGCACTTCGACCTCGACCATCGACTCGTACTCAGGCTGGAACTCGCCGAGCAAGGCCATGATGATCTCGTCACGGACGGTCTCGTTGTGCCAGCAACGCAGACGCACGACAGCCTCGGCCGCCAGCATCTCGTCCTCTCCCGGCTCCTCGAATCTCAGACGAGTGAGCGTGGCACGATACGGGGGCCATTCGTTGCGTGCAGGCGGCGGGAAGATCGACCGCAGCAATTGCTGCATGGCCCGCTTGGACGGCTTGGTCTCCCAGGTGCCCTCCGAGAGTGCGATTCTGTAAACGGCCCGACTCACGCCACCGCCTCCTCCACCTGTAGCTCTCCGTCGCCGGCATCGGTCCAATCGACGCCCTCCAGAATCTCTCCCAAACTCATCAGTTCCAGGCGACGATTCGCACGGATAACCTCAAGCACGCGCTCGTCGCTTGGCAGGTGAATCAGGTCCACGATGGTGCATCCCAGGTTCTCGTCCATGCCCTTGCGGTGGATGCGGTCTTCCGATTGGACGCGATACTCGGGCTTCCAACTGTTCGACCAGTAGACCGCCGTGCGGGCCTCGGCCAGGGTCAGCGACATGCCGCCGGACTCGGGGTTGGCGACGAAGGCCACCTTGGGGTGCTCCATGTTGGCCCAGTAATCCAGCGGTTCCTCGGCGATGTCGTCGCCGCCCTCTTGATCGGTCGAGAACACCTGGAACTCGCCTTGGTCGCACCGCACCACGTCCCAACCCTGACTGAGGCAGAGCCGGACGATCCGGTCCACCGACCCGGTGAAACCGGCAAACACGACGATCCGGCCGACTTCCTCGTTCTCCTCCAAGAGCATCCGAAGCGCGGCGTCCTTTGGACAGGGAACCTCATTGGAGACCCGCGTGATCTTGGGGACTTCCCGCGTGCCGCCGCACGCCGGACACGGAGCGGTCTGCCTCACGAGCGTAGCGACGAACTCCGGGTCCATCAGGTCCACGCTGCGGTAGACCCTCTCGGGATCGCTGGGGTCAACCCACTCGTCCACCGTTCCATCCGTGCAGTGCGTGCATCGCGTTACGCCGTCTTTGATGTCGCGGTACTGGAAGCCGTCGCTCAATTCGCGCAGGAGCGTCATGCCCGTGACCGCGTTGACGGCCGAATCCACGAGCGCCTGGGCGACCCGCAAGGTGCTGGGAGTCGGCTTGCAGACGATCTTGCGGTATCGCTTCTCGGGCAGGTTCAGGCAGTCCTTCTTGTGCTTGACAATCGCCAGTCCCTTGAGGCGTTCGTAGAGCAAAGCGACTTCGTTCTTGCTCGGCTCAAAGGCGTGATACTCCTCATCGAAGTCACATGAGTCGTGCGGACCTTCTTCCCGCAGCTTGCCGCACTTGTTGCACTTCCGCTGGTCATCCTTCCAGCCGATACGCTTCTTGAAGGTGCCGACCGACTCGTAGCTCTGATCGACCATGAAGGCAAGCCGCTGTTCCATCGCCTTGGGGCTGCCTTCTTTGAGGAAGCCGGGCCAGGCGATCTCGCACTGACTCCACCAGTCCACCGGCGTCTTGGGCGATGGCGTACCGGACATGAGAATCACGTAGCCGTCATTGCCGTACTTCTCGCGGATCATGTCGGCAAGCTGCTGGCACGCCTTGGAGCGCTGCGCTTCGGCGTTCTTGCACCGGCTCGACTCGTCACAGATGAAGCCGCGTGGCAACGGCTGAGAGCCATCGCAATGGTCCACGACGGTCTTGAGTCCCTCGTAGGTGAAGAACTCCACCTGAATTCTGTCGAAGGCGAAATGCCACTTTCGCAGTTCCCGCCTGATGTTGGGCAGGCTGGTCTTGGGGCCGGCCCACCACCACAGATCGACGCCCGAGCGCTCCATGACTTCCTGGGCGGCGAGGGTCTTGCCGCACCCCATTTCGGCGGCGAATATCTGATAATGGTAGGTCAGGCCGGCGTCGGCCAGGTCGCGCTGGTGCGGCATCAGCGGCCGCGCGTACTCGTGGCGCATGAGTGGGCGGTCGAACCGCGCGAACACCTGCTCGCCCATGAGGAAGGCGAGCTGGAAGCGGTTCCGCTGGCAATCCTCGACGGACCACATCTTCTGCGGGTTTTCGTCGTCGAAGCCGTGCCACCGCGAGCCGCGCATGGCCTTGATCTCGTCCTTGAGCGAGAACGGCGATTCGACGAACCAGATGCGGCCGTCGCGGCGCTCGATCTTGGCGGCGACCCGGATCAAGCTGCCGGAGTCGGTGCGGGTCGTCAGCTTGACGTTCTCAATCATCAGAGGGCACCTTGCTCGATCTGGTCGGCAATCTCGCGGAGCACCTGAGCCTCGTGCGACTTGACAATGACGTGGCGAGGCCGATCGAACGTGTAAGCGAGGCGAGATACCTCATCGGAGGTCGCCAAGGCCCGCAGTCGAAGCGAGGCCGCAATTCGTTCACGCTCGTTGACACGCACTCGGTCGCTCATTAGTTCCTCTACCAGTTAAATCACCGCAACTGTCGAAAGCGCTCACGCGGATTCCAGCCGACTCGCCGCGATTTCGCAGTAGTGCTCGTCGAGTTCGACACAGATGCAGCGACGGCCAAGCTGTTTGGCGGCCAGCGCCGTCGTGCCACTGCCAAGAAACGGGTCCAGAATCAGGCCACCATCCGGCGTCGAGAGCAGTGTCAAGAGATACTTCATCAAGGCCAGCGGCTTCACGGTCGGATGATCGTTCCCCGGCCCGCGTTCCTTCTTGGTTGCCTTGCCACAATAGAAGAACCTGCTGGCCCCGCCGGAATCGCCATAGGCGACCTGGGCGTCGCCCGCCTTGCCTATGCCGCCGTGGTAGCCATCGCCGGGCTTTGTACGGACGTTGTTGCCGCCGCTGGTGAGCGTGCCGGTCTGTTCGTCCAACTGGGCGGCGGCATCCTTGTCCAGCAAGAGGTTTGCCGGCCAGCGGCCCTTGGTCGATTCGATGAACTGGCTGCCCTTCTTCGCGGCCGACTGCTTGATTCGCTCGCCCTGCTTACCGTGGAAGGTCGTGCCGTTGCGGTCGGCGTTGTACCTGTAGCCCGGATTGTCACCGATGCGTCCGGCGTCGATATGCAACCCCGCGACGCCCCATTTCTCGGCGTTGTGGGCCAACGTGCCGTCAAGCGGCTTCATCGCCAGGATGATCGGTTCCCAGGCCGGCTTGAGGGCATTGGCCCAGCCCGTCCACTTGGCGGCCAGCGGCGTTGCCGGGGCGGTAATCGCGCACTCGGCTTCGGGATCGTGCAGGTCGCCATAGACTCCGTTGGTCCGGCCATTGTCGGCAAGCGAATAGCCGGGTAGCCCGAGCTTTGTGCCCACCACCTCGCGTTTGGCTCCCTTCGCCTTGTCGATCATCTTGCCCACATCGGCGGCCTTGGGAAAACCTTGGCCGTGGAGCCACATCAGGCAGTCCCGGATTTCCCAGCCGCCCTCCTCGATCGCGCGGCAGAGGTGGTGGTAAGTCCGCGTGCCGCCGAAGGCCAACATGAGTGCGCCGGGCTTGCAGACGCGGGCAACGGCTTGCCAATAGATCGAACCGGGGACGCCGTGGTCCCAGCCCTTGCCCATGAACGAGAGTCCATAGGGCGGGTCTGTGACCGCGAAATCTACCGACGCCTCGGGCAGCGTCGGCAGCACGTCGAGCAAGTCGCCGTGGTAGATCGTGATGTCGTTCTTGTCGTAGTACGGCTGCAATTGACTAGCTCACAATGCTCGTGTATCTACCAGTTAAATCACCAAAAGCGGCCGAAGCGCTCACGGTTGTCGCCGCTTGTCTTCGAGATAGAAGGTCTGGTCCGGGGCTTCGCGCGAACGAAAATCGCCCCAGACGTTCAGACCCACGGCGTTGAAGAGGCCGTAGATTTTGTTGAAGCAGTAGCGCACCGAGGGTTCGGCCGTAGGGCTTGAGCCGGATTTGACGGCATCGCGCCATTGGGCGAGCGTGCCGGTTATGACGGCTGCCAATACCCCACGGGCCAGGGTTTCCGCCATCACAAACGGCATACTCGCTGCAAACTGCAAGATGTCGAGCATGTCCCGCTCGTCGGCGGCTAGAAAGACGCTGAATGAGACATGGGCCAGCAGGCTCGGTGGCAGACCGACCGGGGCCTGCGGATCGCGCAGCGCCGCCAAGCAGCTCAGGAACCGCTCGGCGTCGGACAATTCCCGCCGGCAGGCGTCCGCCTGCTGCGCAGGGCTGTAGCCCAAGACCTTGTGGCTGACGCCCAGAAACGTGTGGAAATCGACGTTCGGCTGCGTAATCAGGATCGCGTCCGGCTGCATGTTTACTTCCGTCCGGGAGAAGAGACGCCGCCGAGACTTGAACTCGGACTTCCAAGCTCCGCTTGGCGTGCTGCTTGAACACCACGGTGTCTGAGAACCCCGCCGGGGCCTTGCGGCAAGTCCAGCAGGGAATAATTGAATCAGCGAACGCGGCCCGAGCCGGCCTCCTCTTCGACCCGCTCGACGCCGTTGTCCTTCACCGTGAGGAACGCGGTGATCTGCTTGCAGATCGTCTCCTCGGACGGAACCTTGGGGAAGGGAGTCGAGCACTTCGTCACCAGCGGGGCGTGCCACGCGCCGTAGCGGTTCTCGACGAACCGGGTCCGCAGGGTGACGGGGGTTGCGTCGCGCGGCTCAAGGCCCGCGACATCCTCGCCGGCCTCCTCCTTGCGGCGGATGTCGCCTTCGGTCAGCGGCAGATACGCGAAGATGCGCTTGGCCTCCCGCAGGCTGCTCGTGTTGCCGCAGAAGAACTCCAGGAAGCGGCCCGTGGAGCGCTCGTAGACGAGGAACGAGATGCCTGCCTGGCACTTGGAATTGGGCGTCTTGGCCCGCTCTTCGATTTCCTGGAAGGTCTTGGAGGCCCGGTCGTAGCTGACGACGATGGCCTGCATGTCGCGCATGTCGATGGCCTTCGGCCGCCGGGCCAGCGGCAGGATGTCCACGGACGTGCCAAGATCGGTGATCTCCTCCTCGGACTCCTTGATGCCGTAGTGGCCTTGAGGGATGAGGCCCTGCTGGTTGACCTTGCTCTTGGTGAACAGTTGCAGCCGGCCGAGAAACTCGCTCCCTTTCGCCAGATCGGCGAACTGCTCGTCGGTGCCGAGTTGCGTGGAAGGGAGCTGGTTGAAGTTGACGGGAACCAAAGCAGTGTTGTCGGACATCGTTGTACCTTGGGTTTCGAGATTCGTGAAAGGAAGACAGGAGATCGGGTTCAGAGTTCTTCGTCGCTACATAGGCCCTCCTCGGTTTGCAGTTTCAATCGCTTTTGGATGTTCCGCCGCTGCTCTTCGACGCTCTTGGGGTCCAGATGAAGCGCCCACTGCAAAGCAAGCCGCCAGCCGTCCAGCGGTGATTGACAGTTTTCCGCCGCGAGCATCAGGGGAGCGGCACACGGTCGCTCGTACTCGGCGACCAAATCCTTGACGTTGCGAAGATGCGCCACCGGCTTGGCGTCAGGATCGTAGAGCAGGTCCATCTTTCCTTGCCGCACCGCTTCTTGATACTTCTTGCTGAATGCGGCGACCGTGGTGCGAAGCTCCGCAACCGGGGCGGCTTTCGCCAAGTTGACGAACTGGTGCTGATGGACCCGTGGGATGCGCGCCAGCCTGTAAGCCGATTCCAGCGGAATCTCCCCGCGATCCACGCACTTCTGGATGACCGCACAAAGCCTGAGTAGCTGTAGCTTGTCGCGCACCCAGCCAGGACTCTTGTGGACCATCGTGGCGACCTGTGCGATGGTCACGCCGGGTTTGCTCGACAGTATCTTCTTCAACTGCCGGGCGTACTCCGTGGGCGTCGTTTCCGGCCGAATGGCGTTGGCTTGAATCTGTACCGCCAACACATCGTCGTCCGTGAGGTTGTGTTTGACGATGCTCGGCACCGCAGGCAGACGAAGCTCACGCGCGGCCGTGAAACGGTAGAGTCCGTCCACCACTTCATATTTGCGGGGCTGCCGAGGCGACGGCCGCACGCAGATGGAATTGAAGAATCCCTTGTCGGCGAGCGAGTCCCGCAGTTCCAGGTACTCGACCGATTCCTTATTCACCAGCCGCAGGACCACCCACGGTTCCACAAGCTGATCGGTCGGAATGTCTCGGTTTTCGTCAGGCATCGGCGTTTCCGCGTCAAAGGACACCTACACATGCGCCCAAAACGCGAAAAATTTTTCAGGAAACTTGAAAAAATCCCGCAGTTTTGGGCGCATGTGTAGGTGACTGTTAGTCGCGGCTTGGGAGGGGGCCAGTTTGGCGGCGCCGGGGCGTTAGGCCGCGCGCAAGTGG